GGATTACATGGTGTGTATTCCTCGCTTACCAGGTGAAGATCCGGCGATCCTCGAAACATGGGTGTGAAAGACAAACCAGCGCAAGGCACCCTCGGGGATTGGACAACCAGCACCGGGGGGTTGGCCAACTTGTCAGAGCTCGCCAGGGCGAGCGGATACGATCGGGCCACCGTGCGCAACCGTTTGCTCGCGGCCGGCGTGCAACCCAAACGATCGAAGGCGAAAGAAAAACAGTTTGACGTTAACGAGGCCACGGCCGCGTTGACGGCCACGCGCACCCCCGAGGTGGATCATGGCTACCGGCACGCACGCACGCAAAAGACCACGGCCGAGGCGGCCCGCATTCTTTTAAAACTGCAACGCGAGCGCGGCGAGCTCGCACCGGTGGCCGAGTTGCGCGAGCAAGCGTTTACGTTAGTCAAGGCAATGCACCAACGGTTTTCGCGTTACGCTCGCGACTCACGCAACCGTTTGTTTCGAGCAAAAACGGCCACCGAGGTTGAACGCATTATGAGCTCTGACTTTGCCTTGATCTTCGATGATCTCAAACGCGATTACCCTAACATTTTGTGAGGTGCCGAAGTTTTGGCCGGCACGTTGATCCAACGGATCTTTGCCGAGGCGATTAGTGCGGCAATACCGGACGCGGATCTTAACGTGTACCAGTGGGCCGAAACATACCGTTATGTTTCCCAGGGGCCCGACACCGGATCAAAGTGGCGCACCGAGCGGGTGCCCTATCTGCAAGAGATCCTCGAGTGTGTCAACGATCCGTTGGTGCAAGAGATCGTGTTTTGGAGTAGTTCGCGAGTTGGCAAAACTGAGGGCGTGCTTAACAACATCGTGGGTTATTTTATGCACATTGATCCTTGTCCGATCATGGTGGTGCAACCCACTCTGGAAATGGCCGAGAAATACTCACGGGATCGCCTTACTGCAATGATCCGAGAAACGCCGGCGTTGCGCGATTTGATCGAAGATCCGCGGGCCCGCGATTCAGGCAACACGCTATTGCACAAAAGTTTTCTCGGGGGCCACATTTCGTTGGTGGGTGCCAACTCACCAGTGGGCCTCGCGGCCGAGGACATAAAGATCCTATTGCTTGACGAGGTGGATCGTTTTCCGGTGTCGGCCGGGGCCGAGGGTGATCCGGTGGCGTTGGCCAAAGTGCGCACGCGCAACTATCGGGCGGCCGGTGATGCGTTGGTGGTTATGACGAGCTCACCCACGATCAAAGGTCAATCGCGGATTGAACAAGCGTTTCTCAGTTCCGATCAACGCCACCTCTATGTGCCATGTTTGCGGTGTGGCGAGTTACAGCAACTCGAGTGGTACACGATCAAGTGGTCTGAGTTTAACTTGCCACCAGGGGCGGCCGTGTTTGCGTGCCCACAATGCGGGGCCGTGGCCCACGAGGAACAAAAAGAGGAAATGTTGGCGGCCCACGAGTGGCGAGCGCATGCGGAGTTCAACGGCCGGGCCGGGTTTAAAGCGTTGGGGACATGCTCACCGTGGATGAGTTGGGGTGATATGGCCCAGGAGTTGACCGAGGCGAAACGAGCGCGATCGTTTGCGCAATACCAGGTATGGGCCAACACCACGTTGGGCGAGTTGTGGGAGGAAGGCGAGGGACTAGACGAGGAACAAACCAGTTTTCATCGCGAGGAATACGCGGCCCAGGTGCCGGCCGGCGTTGACTTGCTAACGTTCGGGGCCGACACCCACCCCGATCGACTCGAGGTTGAGATCCTCGGGTGGGGGGCCGGTGACGAAACATGGTCAATTGATTATCGGGTGTTTTGGGGTGATCCCAACCAGTACCCCTCAAGCGTGTGGGCCGAGTTTGAGGATTATCTTTTAAGCCACTGGCAACACGAGCTCGGGCCCAACATGCAAGTGACGGCCGGCGCGATCGATTCGCACGGGGGTTGCAGCAACGCGGTTTATCAATTCTGTAAAGTGAACCAACGCCGGCGATGGTTTGCGATCATAGGCGCGAGCAAACCAGGCCGGCCGATCGTTCCGAAAAAATATTCATTGGTTGGCCCACGCACAAAACTGTGGACGGTGGGCACCGAACAAGCGAAGGACAAAGCGGCCGCGGCGTTGCGTATTGATGAACCGGGCCCAGGGTTTTGCCACTTTCCGATCACTTACTCCGACGATTATTTCAAACAGTTGACGAGTGAACACCGCGTGCGGGCCGTGCGGTTGGGTTTCTCAGTGTGGCGTTGGGTTAAGAAAAAAGCCGGTGCACGGAATGAGGCATGGGATTGCCGGGTTTACAACATTTTCGCGAAAGAATTATTGCGGCCGAATTATGAAAAGTTGCGGGCCCGGTTATTGGCCCAGGTGGGCCAACCAGGGCCGGCCCCTCTCGAGCAACCCGAGCTCGAGAAACCCGAGGCCCCCCGGCCGGCGCGGCCGTTGCGACTCCCACGCCGGCGTGGCGGGTTTGTTAAGAATTGGTGACAACTGGCAGGGGTTGACAGTATTTAATAAGACGCATTACAACAGGGCGTACAAGTTCGTACCACCCCAACGCTAAGGAAAAAGATCGAGCATGAAATTAGAAAGCGTGAAGTTTTCGATCAAGGGGGCCACTCCGTTGATGATGGCCAACCCGGCCAGCATGTTGCAGCAGCCGGCGGCACGCGGCCCAAGAAAAAAATCACCCGAGGATGAACAAGCCGAGCTCGCCAGCTATCGCGATCGCGATGGGTGGTTGTGCTTTCCGGCCCTCGGCGTGAGGAATGCGATCATTGATGCATCCGGCATGCACCGCAGTGGCCGGCGATCGTTGAAAACTTTTGTCAACCATATACAGATCGATCCGATCGACTATCTAACGATCACCAACAGCAAAGGCAAAAAACTGAAAGAGTTTGAGATCGACACACGCCGGGCCGTTAACAAATTGGCCGGCGCGATCATGGTATCCCGGCCGATCGTGCGCGATTGGCGACTAGCGTTTGCGTTGCAGTTTGATCCGCAATTGATCCCGAGCGATCCGCGGGAGTTGTTTGCAATGTTGTTGGATGATGCCGGCACCAGGATCGGGATCGGCGCGTACCGGCCGGCAAAGGGTGGTTGGTTTGGCCGTTTCACAGTTGAGTAATTTAAAACCTTTGCAGGGCGGTGCGACGCGTGGCGAAGCACAGCACAGCACAGACACACCAGCAAGATCTTTTTTAAACGTTTCGTTTTCGTAGCGTAGCAGTGCGATGCATAGCAGGGCCATGCACAGCACAGCACAGCACAGACACCAACAAGATCTGTTTTCACTGCCTTGCCGTGCATGGCAATGCAGAGCACAGCCAGGCAAAGCACAGCACCGGGAGATCACAATGGGAAAAACAATTAATCTTTCTGAAAAGGGTTTTGAGCGTGAGGTGGCGATCGCAAAGTTGAGCGAGGATTTGGATCTACACCCACGCACCCAGGTTAATCATGGCGTGGTGAACACCTATCGCGAGGCGTTGCGAGCGGGGGCCGAGTTCCCACCGATCGAGATCGATCAAAAGTTACGGATCATTGATGGGTTTCACCGCGTGGCCGCGTATCGGGCCGCGGGCCACACCACGATCCGTGCGATCTATCGCAAGGTGCGCAATGACGCGGAATTTTACGAGCTCGCGATCGCGGCCAACTCTCACCACGGCAACATGCTAACCAGTTACGATCGCCAGCGAGCGATCGCACGGGCCGAGGAATTAGGGATCACAAAGGATCGGATCGCCAACTTGCTAATGGTGCGACTTGAAACGATCGAGCATGTTGAGAAGGGTTTTGGATCAACGGCCGACAGTGGCGCACCGATGCCCTTAAAATTCAGTGTGCGCCACCTCAAGGGCAAACAGTTGTCGGCCCGGCAACAAAAGGCGCATGAAACAGTGGGCGGCATGAACCAAAGTTTTTATATAAACCAGGTGATCCTTTTGCTCGAGGGCAATCTATTGGATCATCAAAGCGCGGCCACGGTGGCGCGTTTGTATCACCTCAAACAGTTGCTTGATAAATACAACTTTAAAAAGTTTGAGCTCGTGAGTTGACGCAATTCTCAGCGATGCCATGCTATGCGCGGCTTTGCGTGGCAAAGCACAGCACAGCACAGCCAACAACCTCTCGAAAGGATCAGGACAAAATGCGACGGTTTCTAATTTCTCTGTTTTTGGTACTGGTATCGTTTCAAGTTGTCAACGCCAGTAGTTTCTCGATCACCAACTTGGGGGTTTTCAACACCTCGATCTTTAACGCCGGCGAGGGTTTTAACCATGCCGGGTTTGGCGCAAGTTTTATTACCGGGATCAATGCGACGGGTTTTGGTGGGCCCGCGGGCTCAGTGGTCAATTTAAGTGGCACGCCGGTGTTGGCCCCCGCGGATTTCAACGGGGGGTTTCTGTTTGCCAACGGCACGGTTTACACCCTCGGTTTTCCACCACCCCCAGGGGCCGTTGCGTTGTCGATCAGTTTGGTGGCCACGGCCGGATCGGTGGTGGTGCCGATCACCGGTGACGCGGAAGTGACACTCACCGCACCGTTGATGTTGACGGGCCAACTGACAGCACGCAACGCGGCGTTTCAAACGGTATTCTCGATCGCATTTAACGGGGCCGGCACCGCGGCGATCACACTCCACCAGGAAACACCAGGCGCATGGCACGCGCATGCGGTGGCTTACAATTTCGATCTCTCGCGCACACCGGAACCGGCCACCGTGGTGCTACTCGGATCAGGGGTGGCGATTTTGATCGGCCGTACACTGAGGCGCAAAAACAAATGAGGATCACGATCGAACCAACGCAAAAGATAATCACCCTCGATGGTGTGCCGGCGCGTGTTTGGTCTGGAATAACGGACACCGGCACCCGTTGCTTGTTATTCGTCACACGGATCGCGGTTGACGAAAACGAAACACCGGAAGCACACCAGGAATTTGCCGAGCAATTGAGCGAAACCCCGAAACCACACCCCGAGGCCGAGGCATTGCCGGCGCGGTTGATCTTGTAAGGGTTGCTTCTAACAGGCTACACCGAAACCCACCACCCCCATTAAAGTGCCGGCCAACATGGCCAGCGCAACCTACACCAAAGATCCGGCCACCCACGGGGTGTATGTGCTCGAGTGGGCCCCCTACCTAGCACCAGGGGCCACTATTGCCAACTCCGCGTGGGAAGTGCCGGACGATCTCACCCTCGAGAGTGACGAGGTGCCGGCCGCGACCACCACCACCAAAGCGGTGATCAGTGGTGGCGAAAGCGGGTTTGACTATCTCGTTTACAACACCATCACCGACAACGCCGGCCTAGTGGTGCGGCGATCGATCGTGTTGCGCGTAATTGACGCGGCCTTAATCAGTGAACCAACAGATCTCGAGCAACAGCTTAGTGCGTTGCGCGTGGCGTTGGGCCAAAAGGCAGCTAAAGACGTGGCCGAGTATCAGATCGCCAACCGCATGCAGCGGGCCTATTCTTTCGAGGATTTGTTGGCGTGGGAAAAGCGACTCAGCCAACTAGTTAGTGCCGAGCGGCGCACCCAGGGTGGGCCAGGTTTCTTTAAAAACCATTTTGTTAGACCAACTGAACCGGGGCCATAAACTATGCTGTCACTCAACCTCGAGTTGCCCACCTTCACCGAGCTCAAACGCGATCGCCAACGCCGGCAACGGGCCCGCGAGCTCCAACGCCGGCGATTTGAGGCCGCGATCTCCAACCGGTTAACCAGCGATTGGATTGCACCGCACACCTCGATCAATGCCGAGTTGCGCCAGGGCTTGCGCACCATGCGCTCACGAGCTCGCGAGTTGGCCCACAATGACGGATACATGAAAAAGTTTTTGAGCATGGTGAGATCCAACGTGGTGGGCCCACGCGGGATCAGGTTACAGGTGCGGGCCGGCGAGGGTGACAGCACCGCGGTGGCATCCGTGCTTAATCGCCAAGTTGAGCGAGCGTTTCAGGAATGGGCCCAAAAAGAAAATTGCACGGTGTCGCAAAAACTCACTTGGGTGGACGCGCAAAACCTCGCGACCACTCAGATATTCAGAGATGGTGAATGTTTGATCCGCAAAGTGACGGCCCCCAACCGGTTTGGTTTCGCGTTGAAGTTTTTAGACGTTGCCTACCTTGACGAAACATTCAACCAGCAATTGCCCAACGGCAACCGGGTGTTAATGAGTGTGGAAGTGGACAGCGACGATCGGCGCGTGGCGTACTACCTCACCGATCCCTATTCCGATCCGTATTCACGAAACAACACGGTGCGGCCACGCCAACGGGTGCGGGTGCCGGCGAGTGAGATCATCTACATACCGTTCTTTCTGGATGATGAAAACGCCACGCGATCGGCCCCCGCGGCCCACGCGGCCATGCGCAACCTACGCGAGCTTGGCGCGTTTATTGAGGCGAAAGTGATCGGGGCCCGCGTGGAAGCCTGTCAAATGGCATTTCTGATCCCACCGGAGACCGACGAGGTGCCGGAATTAGGATCGGAGCTCGCGGCCATACCCTCGGAGATCGAAGCACAGCCGGCGATCTTTCCAGAATTGCCCCCCGGTTATGACGTGAAACAATTCTCACCACACAACCCCAACGGCCAGGAAGGCGAATTTCTCAAAGCCATGCTCAAAGGGATCGCGGTGGGTTTTGATGTTGATTACTCAACGTTCGCCAGCGACTTGCGCGAGGTCAACTTTAGTTCGATTCGGGCCGGCATCCAGGAAACCCGCGAGGTTATGAAGTATTGGCAGCAATACTTGATCGCGCACCTACACCGCGAGGTCTATCTGGCATGGTTGCGATCGGCCCTCGGTGCCGGCGCACTCGAGGGGGTGTTACCACGTGACTTTGATCGCCTTACCATGCCGCGATGGTTGCCACGCGGGTGGGGTTACGTCAACCCGTTGCAGGATGTTGAGGCCGACGCTAAACGGGTGGCGAATTGTTTCACCACGCGCACCCAGGTGGCGGCCGACGAGGGCGAGGATTTCGAGGAAATATTGATCCAACTGGCCGAAGAAAAACGACTTGCAGAGCAATACGGGATCGAGTTGCAAAACACCGAGGCCCCACCGGCCCAGGCCAACCAACCAGCACCAAACGCCGACAGCGAAACCACCGGCACCGGCAAGCAATCTCAAGACTGAAAAAAATTTTGCTTCTAACAGGCTACACGAAAACCCAGGGGGGCAATTAGAGTGCGGCCCGATCACTTACCAGGCATACAGGTGATCGGTGTTCCTCGTTAATAACTCTCGCGGTGATCGTTTTAAGGCGGCGATCACCGCGAGGGTTGGGGCCAACCCGAGATATGGAAGCAACCGAAAAACCAAACGTGCGCGACTTGATCGGCCAGCGACAGGAACGCACCTTTTCGATCGTTGGGCCAACCGCACAACGGGCGATTGACGAGGAAACACGCACCGTGCAACTGGCGTTTGCGTCGGAAACTCCGATCGAGCGTTGGTATGGCACCGAGATCTTACGTTGTGATGCTGAATCGGTAATGCTCGATCGTCTTAACTCGGGGGGCGCGTTACTGAGTGATCACAACTCGCGAGCACAGATCGGGGCCGTGGTGAGCGGCACGGCCCGCACCGAGGATCAGGTATGCCGGGCCACGGTGAAATTCTCACAGCGACGGGCCGCGGCCGATGAGTTCCAGGATGTTAAAGACGGGATCAGATCCCAGGTGTCAGTGGGCTACATAGTCCACGAGTATTTGATCGACAAAGACACCGAAACCGTGACAGCCACGCGGTGGGAACCACTCGAGATCTCGTTGGTGTCGATCGCGGCCGATGTGATCGGATCGGGAGTGGGCCGCGAGCTCACCCCAGCAGCACCACCAGCACCACCAGCACCAGCACCACCCCAACCAGTTGAGCGGATTTCTGAGAAGGGGGCGGCAACAATGGCAGAAGAAAACAACCAACCCGTGCAAGTTTCTGAGGTGGTGCGTGCCACTGAGATCATGGATCTAGCAAAGGTGATCGATGCACCAGGCGAAACCCTCGCGCAAGAGGTGGCGCGGGATGCGATTGCCGGCAACAAAACGTTGGCCGAGTTTCGCACAATGGTTTTCGACAAAAGACGCGAGCGTGAGAAAGAAACGCAAACGCCGGTTGTCAGTGCGCACGCGATCGAGCTCACCGAGCGTGAGAAGAAACAATTCTCGATCCGGCGTGCGATCCTCGCCGACGTGCGCACCCGCGAGGACGGCAAGATCGAAAACTGTTTTGAGCTCGAGGTGAGCACCGAGATCGCCAGGCGTTTGCAGGGCACCGGCGTGCAACGGCACGGGGGCATTTTGATCCCAACCACGATCGCGTTACGCGGTGCCGATCAGATATTGGCCCGGCGTGGGGTGCCACAATATCGTGCCGGCCTCGACACCAAAACCTCAACCAAAGGGATCGAGCTCGTTTTCACCGAGGCGGGATCGTTTATTGAACTACTCCGCAACCGGGCAATGGTGGCCCAACTCGGGGCCACGTTGTTGCCAGGGTTGCAAGGCAATGTAGCGTTTCCACGGCAGACCGGGGCGGCCACTTTGGTGTGGGTGACGGAAAACCCAGGGGCCGACGTGGCCGAGTCCAACGTAACACTCGATCAAGTTTTGCTCTCACCAAAAACGGCCCAGGCAACCACCAGTTATTCGCGGCAGTTGTTAGCGCAATCGGTGATCGATGTTGACGGGTTGGTAATGGATGATCTCGCGGCCGTTAATGCGTTGGGGGTTGACTTGGCAGCCTTGCACGGCACCGGCGCACCGCAGCCCACCGGGATCTATTCGGCCACCGGCGTTAACTCGGTGGCGTTTGGTGGCTCGGTCACCTATCAAAAATTGGTTGATATGGAAACCGAGGTGGCCAGCGACAACGCCGACATTGGGACAATGGCATACCTCGCCACCCCCCAGGCGCGTGGCAAGGGCAAGGTAACACCGGAGCTCTCGGGCCAACTCTCGCAAGCGATTTGGCGCGGCAGTGAGGTGAACGGATACCGGGCCGAGGTGACCAACCAGTTAAAGAAAAACCTCGGGGTGGGCACCAACGAGCACGGCCTAGTTTTCGGCGTGTGGTAACAACTATTG